CTGCTCAAAGGTCGAGCAGTAGGGCAAGTATAGCGGCTAAGATAACCGCGCAGATCAACGCCATGCTGCCACCAATGGCGCGGCATCATACCTAGGGGCAGGGCAGGCCACCGTAAAGAGCCCCGCGCCCCGTTTGATGCGCCCCCAGGCATCCTTTCGGTTTTGGTTCACGAGCTCCCCCCGCTTGACCGCCCCATAGACTTGATCGCGTGTGAACCCCTCCGCTTCGATCTCTACCATGGTGCGCGGTGTTTCGCAAAAATCGATTAAGGTCATGGCGCATCCCCCTTAGGCGGTGGGGGCGGGGGCGAATAGCGCCTCAGAATGTCCTCAAAGATCGGATGTAACATCAAGCGGCTCCAAGCAAATACTCGCCAACGTGTCTTCCCCTTCTTCCCCTGACTTGTATACGTCAACCGCTAAACCCGATGAGTTGGCGCGTATGCGCACCGCGAAGCCTTGCACTTCCACCCAAGCCGCGCCTTCAATCAATACATAATCGCCATCAATTAGATTCATGGTCGACCTCCCATGCGCTATCTTCGCCGCTCGCCATGGTGGGCGCGGTGCTCAAGGGTTCCCAATCCCACTTGCGCAGGGTTTTGTTTACGTTTTCATACCATTCGACATATTGAGCGGTGCTCATGCCCTCCCGATAAATGGGGTAGACGCGCTTTTCTACGCTCTTTTTGGGCTTGACCGGCTTATGCTTGCCGGTGCATTTTGCATGGTGCGCAAAGATGTCGGCGCGGTTGGTTTTATATGTGGTTTTGCCAATTGTGATCATGCTGTTAACTCCTCAATGTCTGATGTTTCCCATTCGCCGTACCAAGTCGATTCGCTATCGTCCGCGTCTACACGTTGCCAAGCCTCTCGCTCCGCCGCCGCTTCGCTTTCGGCTTCTATCTCATAATGCACATACGCGGTATAAACCAAAGTTATTTGATAGGTTTTCATTTTTGCATTCTCCGGGTTTGTTTGACTTGATCGGCTACCATTTTGCGAATTTTGAGCGACGCCGCGCAACGATGCGCGGGCACCAACCTAAAAAGCATATATGGGTGATCGGGACGGGTTGCCAAGTTTTCGGGCAATTGCCAAAGATCGCGCAAAATCGCGGCGGTTTGGCATTGAACCTTATAAACAATTTCGTAGGCGCTCATGCCGTCACCTCAATGCCGCTGATGTAGGCATACATGAGCGCCGCTAATTCGCGCTTCGGGACGTGCCCGATTGACAATGGCGAAGATACGCCGCCGCCATCGTTGAACATACGATGCAAGCAAACGCCCCCATAGGCATGGCTCAGGTGATAGTTGCCGATCTGGGCCTTGCCGTCAAGATATGGTGACATGGGTGAATTGGTGATGCGGTTCAGGCGGTCAACAATGGCTTGCAGTTGTTTCTCAGTTACGCGGTTCATATCGTGTACTCCAATTAAGTTGATTGAATGGTGACAAGTCACCCGAAAGCCCTCAGCCAAGAGGGCTTGCGGTTACTTTGTCAATTGCGTGCGTGATGTGCTTTCAAGCGTTGCGCATCGTTTAAAAACGTAGCGTTTTTGGGGTGATCGATTGACCAACGATCGGGCTCAGTGCCAAGGGTTTGAGCGTATGCGAGCGCGTCGGCGTATTCGTCGAATTGGTGCGCGTCGTTGACGATGTACCCATGTTTGCCCACTTTAGTGGCAAGGTCTGAGGTGGGGTATGCGTAGCAGATGATGTGTTTCATGGTTTGGCTCCTTATTTGGTTAGGACATCGAAATACGCCAACGCGCCGATAGTCAGCGCGGCGGCGATTGTGAGGGCAGCGATGATGTCCTTCATGCTGTCACCCGATCGGTGCGCTTGAGCTCAAAGACATAGTCAATGTCGTCGATGGTGAGCTTCATAAAGTCGCTCTCCCGGCTAAAGATGGGTGCAAGCGCGTCCAAAACCTTGCCATAGTGATCTTCGCTGATGTCAACAAGGTCATACATTGCATCTGCCAAGACCAACTCGCCAAAAGACTTATCGAGCGTGTATCTGCCATCGACAAGCGTCCAGCGACCTTTGTCCAAAGGCACGCAACCGGGGCCATCAAACGCGGTTGATGTGTAATGCAAGTAAAAGTCAGCATTCAAAGAATGATCGACTTGGGCGTAATTTGCGGGCTCACCATCGAGCAAAATTTGCCAAGAGTAGTTCAGACACGCGCCTTCTTCGCCTTCGTCTTGCGTAACCTCGCCAGACGTTGCTCGACCTTCTCCATAGTGATAGCTGACGCATTCCCAAGCATTAAATTCGTCGTTGGTGAATTGGTCAAGGTGGATGTTTTCGATAGCGCTGATATGCGGCATCAGGTATTCATGCCAACTGCCTGCCAAAGAATAGTCCGATGCAATGTGTGTCAGCGGGAAGATTTTCTTCTCGCCGCTAGTTGTCAAGGTGACTTCCAAAGATAAGGTGCTCATGTTTTGCCTTTACTGTAGTTGAGTTGGTTGAAGTGATTTTTTGACCCCTTCATATATATAGCATGGAAGAATCGTGCCAAGCGCTGTAAGTGATTGATTTACAAAGGGTAGAAAAAACCCTATGTAAGCGAATGACTTACAATTGTGGGCATTTGTTGCCACACGTTGGCAAGCAAAATTGGGGCAAATGACCCACACATCTTGAGAGTGAAAACCTGGGTTTGTAGGTAATGTAAGCAATGGTTTTCTAATGTTTAAGAAAAATATCTTTGTGGTTGTGTGGTTGGATGATGTGGGGACGCTTTTGCTGCACGCCCCCACCGTTTGGCGAGCGACTCAACTTCCCCAAAAACATTGCTTACATTGCCTACATTGCCTACATCTGAGCGCCCAGGTGCATGGCAAAAGCCCCAAGCCATCACCATGTAGGCAATGTAGGCATGACTTACATTGCCCCCCACTAAAGTACTACACTGTAAGGATTGTAAGGTTGGTGGCTGCATGGCCGGTTGCCGGTTGCTGTTTGCTTGGAGGGGGGAGGGGAGGGCCGGCGGCCAAGGGCCACGGCAGCGGAGGGGCCACAAACAAAATTTTTTATAGCCCACATTGCCCACATGACCCACAAATTTTTTTGTTATATTCGGCACATGTTTGAAAGCCTACCTTTTGCACCGCGCAAGGTCGAAGCGACTGAGGCGCGTTTGCACCGCATCTACGAAGCCGCCAAGTTGGGGCTGAAAGGCGACTCGTTGGCGTTGGCGTCCGGCATGCTGCCCGCCGAATACCGGCAACTGGTGCAGCTTGACCCCATCGCAGAAATGGCAGCGCAAAAGGGCAAAGCAGACGCTGAGATGGAAATGTCGCAGTGCTTGCACAAGGCAGCGCGAGAGGGTGACTCCAAAGCAGCGCTTGCGATCTTGCAAAACGTCCACGGTTGGGTGGCCAAGCAATCTATTACTATTGATGTTGACCAGCGCATCTCAGTCACCCAGGCGCTGCGCGACGCTGAGTCCCGCGTCATCGACGTCATTGCCCATGAGCCCTCACTAAATAAGCTAACACATGCAGAGCACCAAGTACAGCGCTGAAGACGAACAAGAGCTGATGGCCCGGCTGTGGAGCCCGGCGATTAAGGACAATCCGTTGGCGTTTGTGATGTTTGCTTTTCCCTGGGGCGTCAAGGGCACGCCATTGGAAAACTTCACCGGCCCGCGCAAATGGCAGCGCGAGGTGCTGCTGGACATTGCCGAGCACATTAAACTGAACCAGGGCAACGCTGACTTTGATGTCTTGCAAGAGGCCATCTCATCTGGCCGGGGTATTGGCAAGTCGGCCTTAGTAAGTTGGATTACGATCTGGATGCTGGCCACCAGAATAGGTTCGACGACCATCATATCGGCCAACAGTGAGTCTCAGCTCAGAAGTATCACCTGGGCCGAGATCACCAAGTGGCTGGCGATGGCCATCAACTCGCACTGGTTTGAAGTCTCAGCCACCCGCGTCATGCCGGCCAAGTGGTTGACTGAGCTGGTCGAGCGCGATCTGAAGAAAGGCACGCGCTACTGGGGCGTGGAAGGCAGACTCTGGTCAGCCGAGAACCCCGACGCCTACGCTGGCGTACACAACTTTGACGGTGTGCTGGTGGTTTTCGACGAAGCATCTGGTATTGACGACTCTATCTGGGCGGTGACCGGCGGCTTTTTCACAGAAAACACGCCAAACCGCTTTTGGTTGGCTTTCAGCAATCCACGGCGCAACACCGGGTACTTTTACGAGGCGTTTAACTCCAAACGGGCTTTTTGGCGCACCAGAATCGTGGACGCCAGGACGGTTGAAGGCACCGACAAGGCGGTCTACAACCGGATCATTGACGAATATGGGCCTGACTCATCACAAGCGCACGTCGAGGTCTACGGTATGTTCCCCAGTGCGGGCGATGACCAGTTTATTGGCGCCGACATTGTGGACGACGCCATGGCCCGGCCTAAGTACAAAGACGCCAGCGCTCCAATTGTGATCGGCGTAGACCCGGCGCGGTTTGGAGCGGACGCTACGGTGATTGCGGTGCGCCAAGGGCGAGATATTGTCAAGATCATGCGCCACCGAGGCGACGACACCATGACGGTGGTAGGGTATGTGATTGAAGCAATCGACGAATTCAAGCCGGCGCTGGTTGTGATTGACGAAGGCGGGCTGGGCGCGGGTATTGTCGATCGATTAAAAGAGCAACGGTACAAGGTCAAGGGCATAAACTTTGGAAATAAAGCCAAAAACCCGATCATGTATGGCAATATGCGTGCGCAGATGTGGGGAGATATGCGAGAATGGCTGAAATCTGCTAGTATCCCTAGCGACAGGTTCTTGAAGACGGACTTGATTTCGCCTATGATGAAGCCTGACTCACGGGGAACAATCTTCTTGGAAAGCAAAAAGGAAATGAAAGCTCGCGGTCTTGCCTCACCCGACGCTGCTGACGCTATATGCGTCACATTTGCCTTTCCAGTGGCACATCGTGAGTATGCCGAACCCAAGCGCACCGCTAGAAGCTACGGTAGCGCGGTGTCTACAGGATGGATGGGCGCATGAAAAAGAAGAGCGTATCTCTCAGCGTAGGCCGCGGCGAGAAGTTGCCGGTGTCCAAGGGAGCAGGGCTGACTGAGAAGGGCCGCGCTAAGTACAACGCCGCCACAGGTTCTAATCTTAAGGCGCCAGCACCCAACCCTAAGACCAAGGCAGACCAAGGCCGCAAAGATTCATTTTGTGCAAGGATGGGTGCTGTAGCAGCCAACGCCAAAGACGGCGAACGCGCTAAAGCAGCCCTTAAAAGATGGAAGTGTTGACATGGCCACCAAACCTGGACTTTACGCAAACATTCACGCCAAACAGGCACGTATCGCCGCTGGCAGTAAAGAGAAGATGAGGAAGCCTGGCTCACCCGGCGCGCCCACTGCCAAAGATTTTAAACAATCGGCCAAGACGGCAAAGAAGAAGTAACATGCCGCTTGTCAAATCAAAGTCTCCCGAAGCATTCCGCAAGAACGTTAAGGCTGAAATTAAGGCGGGCAAGCCCGTCAAACAGGCCGTGGCCATTGCGTATGCAGTCAAACGTGCAGCCCCAAAAGGAAAGAAATGAAAACTCTTGCGCCCATCGCTAAATTGAACAGCCGCGAACCCAAAATGTCTGGCGGCGGTATGCCTGACCGCAACAAAGAAACCCGCTCACTTACTGCCAACTGCAATGCCACGATTCCATCGGGCAACAATGTCAAGGCAACGGTGGACAAAGTCCTTAACAAGATCAAATAATGGCAGACTTCACAGGCATTGCGGCTGCTGGCGCAGTGGCCGAAGGCGGTAAACCAAAGAAAAGCGCGTCTGACATTCTGGCCACAGCCCGTGCCAGGCTGGATATGGCGGTGTCTGCGCTTGCCGAGAGCCGCGAAGATGAGATCGACGACTTGCGTTTTTATGCCGGCTCGCCCGACAACCACTGGCAGTGGCCTGCGGACGTGCTGGCCACCCGTGGTGCGGTGCAGGGTCAAACGATCAACGCCCGCCCGTGTCTGACGATCAACAAGCTGCCCCAGCATGTGCGCCAAGTCACCAACGACCAGCGCCAAAACCGGCCAGGCGCCAAGGTCATCCCGGTGGACGACAACGCCGACGTGGAAGTGGCCGACATTTTTAACGGCATGATTCGGCACATTGAGTACATGAGCGACGCTGACGTGGCCTATGACACTGCCTGCGAAAACCAAGTTTCTTACGGCGAAGGTTACCTTCGCCTGTTGACCGAGTATTGCGACGACAACACGTTTGACCAAGACATCAAGATTGGCCGTGTGCGCAACTCTTTTTCGGTCTACATGGACCCAACCATTCAAGACCCGACCGGTGCGGATGCCAAGTATTGTTTTGTCACTGAAGACTTGACCAAGGCCGAGTTTGAGCGGATGTACCCAGATGCATCGCCCATCACCACCTTGCAGTCGCTGGGTGTGGGCGATCAGTCAATCAGCAATTGGCTCAATGAAGACACGGTTCGCATTGCGGACTACTACTACATTGACTTTGACCCCGCAACGCTAAACCTGTACCCCGGCAACGCCACGGCGTTTGAGGGTACGCCAGAGGACAAGCAACTGCGGGCAATATACGGCAAGCCCAAGAAGTCACGCCAATCTGACCGCCAAAAAGTTAAATACTGCAAGATCAACGGGTATGAAATTCTTGAAGAGCGCGAATGGGCGGGCAAATACATCCCCGTGATCCGCATTGTGGGCAATGAATTTGAGGTTGACGGTCGTTTGTACGTGTCGGGCTTGGTGCGCAACGCCAAAGACGCGCAGCGCATGTACAACTACTGGGTGTCCCAAGAGGCCGAGATGCTGGCCCTGGCGCCCAAAGCCCCATTCATCGGCTACGGTGGCCAGTTTGAAGGGTATGAAACAAACTGGAAAACCGCCAACACGCAAAACTGGCCGTATTTGGAGGTCAATCCAGACGTTACAGACGGCCAAGGCGGCATGTTGCCACTACCCCAGCGGGCACAGCCACCAATGGCCTCCAGTGGCCTGTTGCAAGCCAAGGCGGGGGCGTCTGAAGACATTAAAAGCACCACGGGGCAATACAACGCCAGTTTGGGCATGGGTTCCAACGAGCGTTCGGGCAAAGCCATTCTGGCCCGCCAGCGCGAGGGCGATGTGGGCACATACCATTACGGCGACAATTTAGCCCGTGGCGTGCGCCATGTGGCCCGCCAATTGGTGGATTTGATCCCGAAGATTTACGACACCCAGCGCATCGCTCGCATCATCGGTGAAGATGGCGAGACCAAGATGGTCAAGATCAACCCCGAGCAAGACCAACCCGTCAACAAGATCGTTGATGAGCGCGGAATTGTGATGGAGAAAATCTACAACCCCGGCGTAGGCAAATACGACGTGGTGGCAATCACTGGCCCAGGCTACGCGACCAAACGTCAAGAGGCACTGGAAGCAATGGCACAACTGTTGCAAGGAAACCCTCAACTGTGGGCTGTGGCCGGTGACCTGTTTGTCAAGAACATGGATTGGCCAGGCGCTCAAGAGATGTCCAAGCGCTTTGCCAAAACCATCGATCCCAAGTTCATGTCTGATGGCGATGACAATCCGGCATTGCAGGCGGCCCAGCAGCAGATGCAGGCCATGGGTCAAGAGATGGAGCAAATGCACCAGATGATCCAGAATGTCGGCAAGTCCATTGAAGCGCAAGACATGGAGCGCAAGGATTTTGAGGCCCAGGTCAAGGCGTATGAGGCTGAAACCAAGCGTTTGGCACAAGTGCAGGCAAGCATGTCACCAGAACAAATTCAAGATATAGTCTTGGGTACTGTCCACGGGATGATCACATCAGGAGACCTGGTAAACGAAATGCCTGGCCGGGAACAGAATGAAATGATGCCTGAGATGATGCCTCAACAACAAATGATGCCCGAACAACAAGGGATGCCACAATGAAAGCGTGCGATTTTGTAGGGTTGCTGTTCTTGGCGCGGGACGTGGCGCATAGCGTTCACTTGAACACCCGCAGCTATTCCAAACACAAGGCTTTGGCGCACTTTTATGAGCGCATTATTGATGCCGCAGATGATTTTGCTGAAAGCTATCAAGGCCGGCATGGTTTGATGGGGCCAATTACTTTGCATTCGGCAAAGAAGACGGCTAACATCATTGAGTTTTTGGAAGACTCATTAAAAGAAATTGAAGATGGCCGATATGAAGTGGTTGACAAAGCTGACATGTCGTTGCAACAGCTCATTGACAACATCATTGAGATTTATCTTCGCACTCTGTACAAACTCCGCT